CTTATTACGCTGAACATCCTGAAAATCCTATATCTGATATGATGATTCCTAGCTTTACACAAACTTGTTTTCAGGGTATAGTTTCGCAAAGATTATCGAAACCAGAGGATTTAGATGGTGAAGAACAATAAACAATATGGAATAGAAGATGTAAAAGCTTCTAATAAAAGATTTTACGAAAAGTTTCCTAGTGCTAAAGAAGATGCTGCAATGCTTAAAAGAGCAATGCAAGATAATGCAAATGACATTGTAAAACAAGTAGATCAAGAAAAAGTTGATCGTGAAAACTTTGAACAAAGTTTAATGGGAATTAAACCACAAGGTATTATCATTAAGAGAGTAATATAATTATGCCACTTGAAAAAATTGATAAAACTTTAAGAAACATCGACAAAGTTGTAGGAAAAAAAATAGGTGAAGCTGCAGGCACAGCAGTAAATGTTGGTAAAAAAGTAGGTAATTATTATGCTGATAGACTTGCTGGTCTTACAGAAGCTGTTAAAGAAGGATTTGAACACACAAATCCAGCACGAGTAAAAATGTCACCAGATGAATCAATGGAAGATGAAACAAAAGATTTATATCCAGCTTCTGAAAAAGATATTGAAACTTTAAAAGAAAAATTATCTGAAAAAGCTAATGAAAAAGATTAATACTAAAAAATTAGAAAAAGGTTTAATGCCTTCTAAGTCTAAAATGAAAAACAAAAATGGTAAAAAAAACTCCAGTTGTTGACATGATAGATGAAGGTATAGCCCTTCAAGGTGATTACTATTTAACTCCAGAAGAAATGGATTATATAGACGATGAAAGAGAAAAGAATAAAGGAAAGAAACTTTACTTTGATCCAGATATTGAATATATAGGAAGCATCGAATCATTTGATGATGATGGTTTTAAAAAAGGACAAAATAAATCAAGAGGTTAATCATGGCAAAAAATACTAAAGAAGTTACTAAAGATATTTTAGATGTAGAATTTGAAAATATATCAAAAGAAAAATTATTTGATGATAATGGATATATGGAAGATCAAGATTCAGCAAGAGAAGATGATATGGAAGATTCAGATGTTGCTGAAGTAGTTCCAATCTCTAAAGATAAAGGTCCTTTAGAAAAAGATGTATACCCACAAGGTCGTAGAGAAAAATTTAAAAATAAAGATAAACCAAATCCATTTAGAAAAGCATGAAAATATCAGCAGGTTCAGGTTCTGGTTTAGGTCGTTTACAAAAGTCTATGACTGTTAAAAAGCCAAAGAAGAAAAATGGCAAAAAAAAGTAATCCATACGGTACGGGTTTATTTTATAAAAGAACTAAAAAGAAAAGACCTGGAAGACATTCTAAAAGTCCAAATAAATCTTTTGATAAAAAAAAATATAACGGACAAGGAAGAGCATGAGAAAAGAAAAACCAATTAAAACTTCTGTAAAATCTGGAAATTTTAGACCTACTAAATCAGGTGCAGGTATGACACGTAAAGGTGTTATGGCATATAGACGAGCTAATCCTGGTTCTAAATTATCAACAGCTGTTACTGGTAAAGTTAAGCCAGGAAGTAAATCAGCAAATAGAAGAAAATCATATTGTGCACGATCAGCAGGTCAAATGAAAATGTTTCCTAAAGCTGCAAAAGATCCTAATAGTAGATTAAGGCAAGCTAGAAGAAGATGGAGATGTCGATGATAATTAGATTATTAAATAAGTTTAATTCATGGTTATCATATAAATTATGGAGATATGAATTAAAACAAAGAGCTAAAAGATTTAAAGATGAGACCTGTAAATGTGGAAAAAAGTAATTATATATATTACAACTACAGGAGAATAAATATGTTTAACCCATTAGATTATTTAGATTATAGTAAAGTTAAGAGTTTTTGGACTGATTATAATTTAAAAGTTCAAAAGTTCTGGAAAGATGCTTTTGAAGACTACAAAGCTAATTTCCCAAAATAAGATCCTTTTTGATTGTTTAATCACTGGAATAATTAACTTTATTCCAGTGATTTTTTGTTTTATACTACTCTATAGATGTATAGGGTATGAACCCGGAGGTATTAAACAATGAAAAAAATGAAAAATAAAAAGAAGAAATCTTTTCCAGATATGTCAGGTGACGGTAAAGTTACTAAAAAAGACATTTTAATGGCAAGAGGCGTTCTTAAAAAAAAGAAAAAATAAGTGTTAAGTAGATCAAGGTTTGAAAAACAAATGACAAGACCTAGAAAAAGAAAAGTAAAGTCCGATTATCTTGCCGGTTTATCTGGTAAAGAAAGAGCAGCAAGAAAAGCTGCTCTTTTAAAATTAAATAAAAATACTAAAGGTTCAGGTATTTTACCAGGTGATTTAAATAAAAAAGGTAAGTTAAAAGGAAGTAAAAAACAAAGTCCACATAATGAAAGGTTTAGAAAAAAATATGGGTAATGTTGCAAAGGCAATACAAAATAAAGCCAAAAAAACTGGAGTATCAACTTCTAAGATAAGACAAATTTATAATAGAGGTCTTGCTGCTTACAGAACAGGAGGTCATCGTCCAGGTGTATCATCACAAGCATGGGCAATGGCTAGAGTAAATTCTGCATTAACAGGTGGTAAAGCTGCTAAAGTAGATAAAGATATATTAACAGGTAAAAAAAGTAAAAATAGAAATCCTAATGGTACAATTAAAAAAGGAAAAAAATGAAACAAGGATTATACGCAAATATAAATAAAAGAAAAAAAATGGGAAAGAGTAGACCTAAATCAAAATCTACTATATCTAAAAAAGCATATGCAAATATGAAAAAAGGATTCCCTAAAAAATAATATGGCACTTGAAGTAGAACTAGATAAACAGAAACTGCAATACACTGATGATGAAGGTAAGAAGATTACTGTTGATATAAATGAAGATGAAACAGAAAAAGCTGAAGAAGAATTTGAAAGCGATCATTATGAAAATCTTGCAGAAACATTAGATAGTTTTAAAGTTGCCAGAGTAGGAAAACAATTAGTTACTGCCTATGAAGATGATAAGTCTTCAAGAAAAGAATGGGAAGACCAATATTCTAAAGGTCTAAAAATGTTAGGTGTAATTGTTGAAGATAGAAACGATCCTTTCCCGGGAGCTTCTGGAGTACATCACCCATTACTCGCAGAAGCTGCCACTCAATTTCAAGCTAGAGCTATTGCAGAGTTATTTCCACCAGGTGGACCTGTAAAAACTCAAATCATTGGTAAAATTACTGATAAGAAAATAGAACAAGCTTCACGAGTTGAAGATTATATGAATTATCAACTTACTACTCAAATTCCAGATTACTTTAATGAATTAGATCAAATGTTATTTTATTTATCATTATCAGGTTCAGCATTTAAAAAAATATACTTCGATGATACGTTAGATAGAGTTTGTTCAAAATTTGTACCAGCAGAAGATTTTGTAATAGCATATCAAAATACAGATTTACAAACTGCAGAAAGATATACTCAAGTAATGAAATTATCTGTAAATGAAATTAAAAGATACCAAGTAGTAGGATTTTATAGAGATATTGCTTTATCTAAAACTCAATCTGATTTAAATACAGATGATCAAATACAAGCAACACTTCAAAGATTAGAAGGTATGTCTCCATCATCTGCTGATAGATTACATACTATTTTAGAAATGCACGTAGATTTAGATTTAGAAGAAGATGAAAATGGAGTTGCTTTACCTTATATCGTTACAATTGATTATGATATGCAAATTGTATTATCAATTAGACGTAATTGGAAAGAAGAAGATCAATTAAAACGTAAGAGAACTTATTTTATTCATTATAAATATTTACCAGGTTTAGGTTTTTATGGATTTGGTTTAATACAAATGATCGGCGGTCTACAGCATGCGAGCACAGGAGCTTTAAGAGCTTTACTTGACTCAGCAGCATTCGCAAATTTAAATGGTGGCTTTAGAGCTAAAGGAGCAAGAATTGAAGGTGGAGATTTAACTATATCTCCAGGAGAATGGGTAGAAGTAGAAGCTTATGGAGATGATTTAAGAAAATCATTTATACCACTTCCATTTAAAGAACCTTCTCCTACTTTACTTCAACTTTTAGGAGTAATGACAGAATCAGGTAGACGTTTTGCATCAATCGCAGATGCGATGGTAGGTCAATCCGCAGGATCTGGTCCAGTAGGAACTACTATTGCTCTTATAGAACAAGGTTCTAAAGTATTTTCTGCTATACATAAAAGATTACATCAAGCTCAAGGTAGAGAATTTAAATTAATTTATGAAATTAATGGAGAATATTTAGATGATGAATATCCATATGAAACTATTGGTGAAAGAAAAGTAGTTAGAAGAAAAGATTTTGATCAAGCGATAGCTGTAGTACCAGTATCTGATCCTAATATTTCATCTTCTGCTCAAAGAATTGCTTTAGCACAAACTGGACTTCAATTAGCACAACAAGCTCCTCAGATTATTGATGTAAAACAAGCTTATAAAAGATTTTTACAATCTTTAAATGTACCTGATTATGAAAATTTATTAATAGATGATAAAGAAACTCCTCGTAGAGATCCAGTTTCTGAGAATATGGCTGTATTAAATGGTAAACCTATTCAAGTTTTTGAAGAACAGGAACATCAAGCTCATCTCATGGTTCATCAACAATTTATTAATGACCCAAGATTTGGTGGAACACCTGAAGCTAAACAAGCTATATATGGTCAAATGTTAGCACATATGGGTCAACATATGGCTTTTTTATATCAACAACAAATGCAAGCTCAAGCTCAAGAAGGAAATCCAGTATCAAGTGGTCAATTTAATAAAGAATTTTTAGATAAAGAAGTTAAACCACTTCCAATTGAACAAGAAAATAGAATTGCATTAGCAGCAGCCGAAGCTGCTCAGGGTTTAATGGGTAGTATGCCACCAAGTCCAGAGCAACAACAAATGCAAATGGATATGCAAGATAAAATGGAAAATTTAAAATTAAAAACTGAAGAATTAAATATCCGTAAAGCAAGATTTGAAGAAGGTGTTAAAACTAATGAAAGACAACAAACTAGAAAAGATGCTGAAGTGAAAGCTAAAATAGTAGAAGCAGCTTCTCGAATTGCAAAACGTGATAAATAATATGTCTGTTAAAGCTGAAGAAATAAAACAAGCTAAAAAATTTTTAGAAAATAAAAAATTATCTATTAAAGTGATTAAACCAAGATTATTTGCTATAGCTTCTAAAGAATTAAAACAAGATTTTGATAATACATTAAATGAATTAACAAAAGCACTCAATGGAAAAACTACTACAAGCAATCAAAAATCAAATAAAAAGACATAAAGAAGAATTAGGTAATAATTTGTTGTCAAAAGGTGTAGATAACATAGAGGAGTTTAAACGAAACTATGGCTATGGTCAGGGTTTAGATAAATCTCTACAAATTATTAATGAATTAATAGAAAAATACAAAAAAGGAGAAATAGAAGATGATTAGTAATGAAGCATGGGCTACAGAAGATGATGTAAGTACACCAGTAAATGTGCCACAACCAGTTGGATATAGAATTTTAATAAGACCAAAAGGTCCTGTATCTAAAACAAAAGGTGGTATTTATTTATCTGATAATAATAAAGATACTCAATCTTATTTAAACAGTATAGGTCAAGTAATAGCAATGGGATCTGAGTGTTATAGCGATAGAAAATCACCTTGGTGTAAAGTAGGAGATTGGGTTTTGTTCGGTCGTTATGCAGGTGCACGCATATCTGTACAGAATGTCAAAATGGTGATAGTAAATGACGATGAGATTATTGCTTCACTTGAAAATCCTGAAGTAATATCTCAACAAATATAAACATACGTTATTGAGTTAAGAATAACGC